CCGACCAGTATCGAGGCTGTGCGTGCAAGCGAGACCGCTCTGGTAAAGGATACGAGCGAACCTAGACTTACAATGGCACTTCTCGCGGTAGCTATCGCCCGGCTTGCTGTCGTCTTAACGCCAATGAGGACAGATACTGACCGGGGAGTATTCCACGCCCGAGTGACGGCTGTTAAGACACCAACACTAACGGCATTCGCTCTACTAGCTACTGTAGCTCTAGTTTGTGAGACTAAACTACCTATCAGGACGCTTACCGTTCTCGGACTATTCCATACCCTCGATTGGCTTACTAATTCCCCAATATAGACAATCGCATTGACGGGGTAATTGGTTGCTCCTTGTATCCAATCAGCCGTAAATGAGACAAGGTTGCCTATTAAGACGGACGCTGAGCGGGCGAAGGCTCCGGCCATGGTAAAGGCAGTCAACACCCCGATTGATACGGATGCGGACTTAGCCGTAGCCCACACTTTCGAGAAGGCAGTCGTAAGGCCAATCAATACAGTATTAGTCCGGGAAGCTGCTATTGCCCTTGATTGGCTAACTAACGTTCCGATTAGTACGGAGGTCGTTCTGGGTGAATTCCGTACTTTTAACTGACTTACCAGATTACCGATTGACACGGCGGCAGTTTTAGCAGATGCAAACGCCCTCGATTGGCTAACCAAGTTACCAATAAGAACGACTGCACTTCGGGCGGTAGTTATCGCTCTCGTGGCTGTAGTCTTAACCCCGACCAGTACTGAGGCCGTTCTAGCCGTTCCCCAGGACTTTACTTGTGATACTAGATTGCCTATGAGTGTGCTAGCTGACCGGCTGTGAGTGGTAGCCCTACTTTGGCTGACCTTATCCCCTAGAAGTACGGAGTTACTTCTGCCTGATGTTAAAGCCCTTGTCTGAGAAACCAGGTTACCGATATATATGATGGCATTCACTGGATAGTTGGTGATTCCCCCTAACCACTCGGCAAAGGCTGATATCACCTCTCCAATCAGAACGGAGGCATTACGAATGGCAGCTATTGCCCTGCTCTGACTAACAAGGTTGCCAATTAAGACTGAGTTAGTCCTATTAGTGGTAATCGCTCTAGTTGTTTTGGCCCAATCTTCTTCCGCTCCCCAGGTTCCCCAAGTTGGTTCGGGGTATGCATAATTACGAAGAAGAATCCAATCTAAAAGTACCGCCGATGATTCATTGTAAGAAGCAACTATAATAGGTATCGCTAAGTTTGGCGGGTTGGTTGTTTTAGGTGAAGCAGTTAATTCATTATCAGCTTCAAAGAATCTAGCATTCGTACCACCACGAACTAAAATATCATTAGTTTTGTAAGAACCAAGTGTGTAATTACTTGCGTCAAAAGATTGGGTTGTTTCATCACTAGTCAATAAATTCTTATCACTTCCCGCTTGATAATAAAAGGCTTTATGAGTCCCATCACTCACTCCCAGTGCAGCTTGCCCAGCCCCATTCTTAATAGTTGCCCGGTGACGTATGGCAAATGTACTTTCAGACGGTGAGGTTGCCGAGAACAATGTTCTCCAGTTAGTAGTCACTTCTCCATACGTGAGAATACCTGACGATACTGAACCATAAGTAGTATCCCCTGTCCATTTAGTCCCGGGAAATGAACCCGAGAAGTCATCAAAGAAGATAAAGGTATCATCTCCGCTACTATCTGCCGCCGCATCAGCATTCCCATAATACAGATAGAACGTGGCGGTATCCGGTGAGGCTGGAATGGAATCAAACTCAACCCATCTCAATGGGCTGTAGGTTCCTGACTCTTGCCATTCGTGGAGTAAGGAGACCCCGTCTGATTTTGTAAATCTGACATCATCGAAGTCGCTTTGTGCGCCATGAAGGTTTAGCCCTATCTCTGCCCTGGTAATAGCTCCTACGGTTAGCGCATAATCACCGCTTTGCGCCACGGCTATTTTTAGTTGTGCTGGTGAGAAACTGATAACCTGACTGTAATATAGATTCCAACCAGTCGTCGTTCTAACAAGGTCTGGCCCTGTCTGCCCAGCCGGGGCTTTTGTCGGATCATTAGGCCACATTGCATAATCAATTAGCGTCCAGGTTACGCCGTCAGTACTGGTATAAACGATAATATCAGTACCTTGATTACCCATCGCTATTAAGGTGTTGGCGTCCAATCTCTTTACGACTGGATTGAGCATGTATAGACCAGTAGTTACTCCATGTCGTGTGAAAGTTATGCCATCTGACGAGGTAGCATAATAAGTGCCAGTGTATACTCCGGCGGATGTGAAACCAGAGTACCAGAGCCTAAATACGCCGCCTTCATAAATGACGGTTGGTTGATTAACATAGTATTCGTTCGCGTCATAACCTGAATGCAGTACGGGATTGCTCTCGTACTTAGTTAATGCAGTAGGGTCGCTTGTTGGGGCAGTCGCTAATCCGATCTCATCAGTATCTCCGATAACATCCCCGCTGTAGTACAAATAAATAGTGCTACCCACAACACACACCGCCGGATCATTAACGTGACAAGAGTCCCAGGCTTCGGCAGTATGGTCGAGGACTGGATTACTACCATATTTAGTCCACGATAGACCATCGCTAGAGGTGGCATTTCCTCCCTTGTCCATATCGGAGCTGGCCCCGCCATAGTACATCCTGATTTTTCCGTCACCATCAAGGATAGGGTTCCCATAATTATCAGTCAGGACTGAAGGAGAATAAAGTACACTGACCCCTGATAATTTTTCCCAGGTTTCCGTTCCCGTGAGGATAGGATTGCTGGCGTAGTCTTTCCACGCTAACCAATTATGAAGTTTAGCCTGCATCTGGTAATTAGTCTGCGCTCCGGCAGCCGTACCAGCGATGGCGATTTGCTTACGGTATTGATAACCGGATAGCCAGGGGGATTTACTCTCCCCTGCTTTTAATCCTATCGGGACAGATGCATTTCGCGTATATCCTCTAGCCCTGCCTGCTGCTACGAGTTCGCCTATTAGAACAGAGGCAGAACGGGGATAGTCTACTAGCGCCGTGTAATATATCGTTATCCGCAAGTAGTCTATCTGGCATTCAGAGTTGGTATATTTTGAGGTTGCTGAGATTGCCACACCGAAACCAGAGCCGTTGACTATGGCCGCCGAAAGACTGGCGTTCCAACTATCAGCAGCACCACCATAAGAGGCAGCCCCATAACTAGCAGGCCAGGCCGTGGCGGTGTCCGCCTTGTTGTCACCGATATAGTTTCCCGTCCCGTTCATTAACTGGACGCGGTAATCAACACAGCGAGTCGTCCCGGTATCGCATTGTTTGTAAATCTCTACGACGACGCCGTTGATAGCCGCACCAGCCGGCACACCAGCACTGAAGCCAGTGCATTCAAGTATCTGGCTTTCAACTTCGGCATCAAAGTCATTAGAGGTAACTTCGGCAATAGCCCCGCCGGATGCTTTAAGGTCAGTCGTTGCCCATGCTACGGTCTCGCTGCCACTACTAACCGCCGTAACGGTCGCGGGATATTTAACGCCTGTATCAGCCATAGTTCTCCAAAAGAGGGGGATTCGAATCCCCCTCTTAGTATCAAGACTTGGATATTTTAGCTGCCTAATTTGAATTGCATCTTAGCGACGATGGTCACAGTGTCCCCGACTTCGCAGGGAATTTCAGCCGCATAGCAGGCTTCCATAAAAACAACATCATCATCGTCATTCAAGATGGCAAAGCCGGTTGTCTTTTGTGCCGCGTCCTTGCAGGTGAAGACGTGGTTCACTTCAACCGTGTCATTGTCTCCGGTTGTTTTTGAACTCTTGACCGTTGTTGCATTGACCAGGGCAAAGCCGTTGGCTTCCAGTTTAGTTGCTCCGCCAGGATTAGCGAATGTACTTGCTTCAGCCGCGGTACACGCGCCGGATAGTCCGACGATACTTTTTACGCAGGTTGCGGCCTCCCCTGCGACCAGTTTTCCTAGTTCACCATAGCCAAGATTTGTCGGTGATTGCGTAGCCATGTTTAGTTACCTCCGATCATATTAGTTGACGTTATATTCAAATTCGGTAATAGAATGAATTTGTCACTTTGTTTGAGCATGTCCCTTATAACTTGCCGGATAGCTTTGACCGATGAAGGGCATTTCACCCGGCAAAACATCACGCTTTGTTTCTTGCCGTCCACCTCAACCTCAGCCCCGACATGAAGTTGTAAGGGATAAAAGTAGCAGGTATGGCTTCTTATCTTGTAGATTGTGCAAGCCTTATCAGAGAAGAATGGACAGGGGGTTTTGATAGACTTCCCGCCCTCGTAATCCTCAAGACATTCGTTTATTAGCCTTGCGTTTTCCTCGGATGATTCTACGATGCGGTTGATCTCCCTTTGTGATAGTTGGGTATGCGGATACTTGCAGCATTCCCCACATCGGGCACACTCAAAGCCATCAAAAAATTGTCTGACTGCCTCGGGCTTGACTGGCATCGGTAGAGGTACATTATTATCCTTGTAGACATTCAGCACGTCATCCCAGAATACGTCGTCGTTTATCAGGTCTAGTCTTCCGTAGTACTTGGCAAACATCCACTTGTCACGCTGGCTCATCAACATTATTTCTGCCTCACGTCTTTGTAGATGCTAGAGAATAGTAGTGGATCACGGTCGTACTTCCGGCAGACAGGACACCGAAGTTTGATATTGGCATGTATTGCCTGCCAGAGCGTTAAGGGCATCGGGTAGCCTGTTCTGTATCTTTCGAGGATTACCTTATGCCTGCCCGAGTGAGTGGCATAGTAGACTCTTCTGGCATCGTACAGGGCTATTACAGCGTAGGTTAGGCTGTAATAGATATACTTGATTAAGCAGGACGGCTTGATGCAAGTCGGCGCTGCTACGGGGGCCAGGTTAACATTACGGACAACCAATTTCCCGTCTTTGTCCCTGACATCAACGCCGAAGCTGGCGACCATACCACCAAAGGACTTTGTTGACATTACTGATTCCTTAGTTATTTTCTATGGTGTCTTTAAATATCGGCCAAGTGACCTGACCTTAAATTTAAGAGTCATGGTATCTTGCGGATGACACTCAGGCATACCGCCTTTTTCTGCTATTATTGTGCCGTTGACCCATAACTCAGCGGTTGTTCCGTATGTAATGAACTTATCGATAGCGAAGGTCTTTGCTGAATATTGATAATAATTAGTTCTGGTTATCAACCCCCAAAGATACCGAAAGAAGTTTGGCTTTTTAACTTTTGCAGGGATTTTGTACCCTTCCCAAGAAATATGTGCGTTTCCTAACAGGTCTACTTTTTGCATTCTGACTCTCCTTTACCGGATATGGAAAAGGGCGTAACCTCTCAGCTACGCCCCTCGATCAGAAATGGGAAAGGTTACCAGATACCAAATTTGACGAACGGGGCGCCCTGGGTACCGGCAGGGGCATGCGTCAAGACAAAACCGGCATGTTGCTGTTTGGTAACATAGGCGTCCGAATAGTCATGTTCATCGATTGAACCATCATGCCTGAACACGACTTGAAGATCATGTTCTGCCTCACCAACCTCAGCCTGGGGGGATGCCCACGCGACACCGTTTACTAATAGCCAGAAATACTTGCCGGTAGTCGCAGGATAGGTTGGGATACCAACGATAGCCTGTTGTGGATAATTCCCTGAAACGACCTTCCGGAACGGAGAGGCCATCGCTTCGCAGTGGGTCACATCGACCACGACAGCGGCAGGAGTTGGGGAATCCAGCGTAACAGTCATTTCGCCGCCATCGGCTGCTACCGCCGTATTACCGGTAATCTGTCTCCAGAAAGTATTGGATGAATGTGGGAAGACGAGAATGAAGCCGCCGACTAGTTCGTCTTTGGCAATAGCGCCGTCTCCACCCTCTCCATCGGTCGCAGCTACATCAAGGGTCAGTTGTTCCACCCCTGCAACGGCCGAGGCTGCGATAGTCGCATATGAAACATGTTGACCGGCTGCGATATGAGAGCCGACGTCAGGGTTCTGTGTGCCATTTGCACTGGAATAAGCGAAGGTTTGTAGCCCCATAGTAATTATTGTTCCAATTGGATATTTCTGAACGGAATCCTGAGAGTAGGGTGTTCCCCCTTCGAGCAATGCCTCAGTATCCCCAACACCGGGGATGAATATTCTTGCTTTCTTCGCTGTCATTTTTCCACCTCGTTTATTTTTTGAAATAGGAAAGGGGGCTATTCTAGCCCCCTTCTAAGTTCGACTAATGTTCAAGCTAGGTATTGTTGTCAAGGGCACGGAAGGCATCAGGTCTAACTACACCGCCGCCAACCCGGAAGTGGCACAGGAAACCGATGAGCCCAGCTTCAGCGTAGAGTTCATCGAGTCTCTGGATGCTCATACCCATACGGTCAACGATTGTGTAACCGGCTTGCCAGTTGCCAAAGAGGGCGACGATAGACCGGTCGGTGTTGTCGGATGCAGGAACGATCATGTCGCTGGAGTTATACATCGGGTAACCATCAAAGAATTTCGGAGCGGCACCGACTGTGCCAGTGTTGTTTGTCCAGAGATAGTTGGCAGTGGCCTTGACCTTGCGGAGAACACCCTCAGAAGTGGGGTGCAGCATAAATGACCCTCCGGCTTTCCATGCGGCGGGAAGGGCATACTCAATGTCAAGCAGGTCATCCGGGACGATAGTGTCTGCGGTGTCCAGGTCGATATAGTTGGCAATGACGGTTGTGTCCAGCGTCACGCCGTCCGGTTCGTTGTAGGAGTGGCCGCGACCCTTGATGAACGCCCAGGCTTCGGCGTTGGCTTTTGCCTGTGCAAACGAGGCGGCGATGACCCCAGCCAGGATATCATCAGAGTCCATCAATTCGTCCTTACCGACCTTCGTCAGTCCGGTCAGGTCTTCGACGTAAATATAGTCTTTGGAAGGAACGAGAGTCGATTCAGTGACTAAGGCACCGGCTTCTAGTTTGCCCCAGCCCATCGATACTTCGGTGATCGAGCGGCGGGACACCTTGTCACGAGTTGTTTGCCGAACATTGGCGAGTTGACGAATGACATTGAGTTGCGGGGTTGCCCGATAGATTTCCGCTTCCAGATCTTCGGGGATCATCAAGGCACCGGTGGTGTCTTCAACTAAGGCACGCTCTTCGGGATTGAGATATGACCGACCCTGACGAATGGCCTTGAAGAAGGCTGCCCGGGATTCCTTTTTGTGGTCTTCGGTTCTGACAGGGGCAACTTTGGACATATCCAGTTGCTGCATCCGTTCTTCACGAACGATGTCGGCGCTCGATGCCTCGATGTCGGTCAAGAGCTTATCTACCTTGGTTTTTTCCTCAATGGTCATGTTGCGGTTTTCTTTTTCGACGAGTCCGTTAATACCGCGAGCCTCGTCAACCAGTTTGGCTCTGGCTTGTTTCATAAGGTCAATATTTCGCATTTGATTACTCCTATTTTGTTAATTCAACTATGGCTAGTTTCCGTTTATATGTTTCCAGACTTTCCTTAGTCCTCTCAGACTCCAGTCCGTCCGGTTTTGCGCTTAATTTTGCGAATAGTTTTCTTTCTTCATCACTCATGTCTTCCAGAGCTCTAACCATTTGAGAATCCATGGGTTTAAATCCGACAGCGAGCAATGAGCGCACTTTGACATCTGTTTGGGGATAAGCTGGGAATGTAACTGGTCCGATATCATAGAGACGGGCTTTAGTGACGTGTCGTTCGATTTTCCTTTTCTTCTCACTCCACATGGCCATGAAAGCCGCCATGGGTTCTACTTCTTCCCCATCCACTACCCACCGTTCGCCGTTCTCAGCGACATTGAAAATTATCGATCCGCCGGTTACATCCCGGCGTTCGATACTGACCATCAAATCCCGAGCATAGGATGTGTCAGGGGGGATAACTTCGTAATAGACACCTTTCACATCTTCTCTCAGGGTGAGTGTTCCGGCCTTGTTGCGGCCTAAGATGAAACTCGGCGTATGATCCCGGAGGGAACGGATATCATCTTTGCTTATGGTTTCAGTAAAAGCTCCGGGATCAAACATTTCCCGGAAGCCGCCCAAGTCCACGGAGAGTTTGTTATAGACGGCTCCGTGACCGCGAATGATCTTTACAGACTTCTCGTCTGTCCTGACCTCAAGCTCATCAAAATCAATGGCTCTCAATTCTTGTTTTTCCATGTTGGACCTCCAGTTTTGGGAATTAAAAAAGCCGCTTCGTCGGCGGCTTATGGTAACCAGTGATATTAATTTATATTGATTTTGAATTATTTAAAGGGCATTTCAACCAATCATCGGGAGAACAAAATTCATTTCCTTCCATAACGACCAGATGAGTCGAATAGCTCAATCCCACAAAATCACAGAATACATAAGATCCCAGGCTTGCCATTCCCATTTTACATTGACAATGTTGACATTTAGGAGCAGCCACAATATCGATTGGTTTCATCTTTCACCTACTTTTCGGTTTCGAGCAGTTCCCTGATCATATAAGCAGGAAAGTCCCGCGAGTATGATTCCAGCCATTCGGAAAACTTCTCGGGATTGGCCTTATACTGCCGGAGAAGGTTCTCTTTATTCCGATCAACGATTCGCTTCACTGCATCATTGAGATTTCGGGAGGGTTGACTGCCATTGTTCTTGGCGATGTATTGGTCGATCTTGTCCGAGGGAACCAAATTAGACTGGACGAAAGTCCGGTTACCATCCGGAAGCGGATTCATATCTTCTTTATCGCGGATCTCGTTGGGGGTTATCGAACTGAGATAGAAGAGAGCGGTATAGAATGCGGCCCTTGCCGCCGTATCGCCCCTCAAAAGTCCTTCAAGTGAGTGCTTGGTATAAAACCGAGGGACTGACGGAAATAACTTCCGGTCGTATTCCATCTCACAATTGACTGTCCAAGGAAGCATGGTATCTGTGACAAATTCAATCGCCTGATGTTCAATATTGGAATTCCGAACCAACACGCCGTCAGCAATAAAGTTATGAGTTCCGGCCACACTCAAATCATAAACGGGAACGGCAACTGGTTCTTTTTGTATGGATACTACCTTGCTGTAAGCAATTCCTATTTCTACAGCCCGCCGTTTGGCCTCATAGGGATAGATGGGAACGTTCCTCTTTTGTCGATTCTTACAGATCGTTTGTATTCTATCCATATGCATTGCTGAATACGAGGATATTCTCATATTATCTTCCGCATGAGAACATATGAAAGAATATAGTCTGTGTTTGTAGGTTTTGCCTTTTCCGAAATCACTATCAATATCATCGTAGAATAGATTCCCCGTTCTAACTCCTACACTCATGCAGAGATGTCGGACATCTTCAAGTAATTCTTTATTTACGGAAACATAGCGGATTGCACCCGCTTTGTTGACAGTCCCATCTGAGTCTAAATAACCTCGTAAGAATGCCAATTTCAGGTTATCAGATAAGCCAAAAACCCATTCGGGAACTCGTTTTGTTTTGGCGGTTCCATATACACCACACTCTTTTAACTCAGCACAGGCCAATGTCGAATGGAATACAGTAGTGTTTTTATCTCTATTTTTTGATTTTAGTGTTGTTGAACCACCGTTTTTCATTCCATAAGGGGCATCACAGGCACGGAATTCCGACTCGATAGCTTCGATGTAATGTGGCAACTGGCTATCATGTTCTCCATGTGATAATCCGAAGGTAATCGTTCTTTTTGTCCTAGCATCTTTTGCGAAGAAACCATCTCCGACAATCATCCCCAACGATTCCATAAATGCCGGTGAGCATTCTCTTGTCGGCGAGATTATTGATCCGGTATCAGGGAGTCCATTTAATGTCAGTAATTCATCGCCTATCCTGATATCCCCAGCCGGTATCCATTGGATTTCGTAACTAGGTCGCATTCGATGACCGTCAATGACTGAGTACTTTCCTCGTCCGCCCCGATAATTCCTCATTACCTTGCGTCGTACCGGAACGTGGTGTTTTGAGTTGGCTCGCAGTGTCCGAATACCTGTCTTAATCTCCAAGATTTCATCAATACCGGAAAACGCCGAAGCTTCCACGGGCGATAATACCCAATTATCCCCATCGCGGCTCCAAACTTTTTCGCCAACGGAAATATCTTTGATTGGTTTATTCCCATATTCTGTAAATATTTGAGAATCACCCGGTAGACAAAATGTAGCATGAAGCAAATGACCGATCTTGTGAAGTTGTACGCCGTATATTCTGGCCACGTCCTCAATTTGGAATTGTCTTGTCTCTAAGAACTGGGCTTCATTTGGCGGAATACCGGATTTCTCGAATTTCATCCCCTCTTCGAGGAGCATTATTCGATGAGCAATACCGAGTCCGGTGTAATTTTTGTTAAGGGAATTCTCCAGTTTAGAACTACCTTCGACAGTTAGGTGCCCCGGATGGTTTACAATCGCCCCGACATTTGCCCCTGATCCAAAAAAAGAAGCTCCAAATTGTTCGGCGGCAATCGATATTCCAATGGTTTCAGCCATCTGTCGAATCGGGGACAATCCCTTCATACCATCTTTGCCCATGCCCATGAAGTGCAGCATCCGATAGGCGGGAACATTCCGCTTTTCACCGTTTATGTTGACCTGGTAGAAAAGCTCTTTATTCTCTGACCTTGCAGGTTCACAGTTTGTCGCAGGAATCGGCCATAGAGCAACCGGAAAACCCCGGTCATCCGTCTCGATCTCAGAGTAGAAATTACCGTACATGGCCAGGTTGACCATCTGCATCTGACGATAGGTAAAGGCTGATATTTCTGGATTAGGGGCTCTGTGAAGTAAGTTATAAACCGGATTATCAATCGCTTTCCGCTTGCTGCCATCCGGCATACCCTCAATAACGTGGAGGGGAAGGGCACCCATACTCGATGACAGGACTCGTATACACGCCCATACCGCCGATGTACGCATGGCCGAATCAGGAGTAACCGAGACACCGGCATGACTGGCAGATGAACCACTGGATAGAAGATTTTTTATTATGCTTGCCTGTGAACGGCTTTCTACGAAGTTTGAGAGTATGCCCATTATTCCCCTCGTTTATGACCTAACGCTAAAATCACAGCGAGTCCGATTAACATTAAACCGGCAGCGATCAGACCAGCCGGCGGATATATCCACCAGATACCGGCAGCGACAAGAAGTAGTCCCAGGGCGCCAATAACGTCATTCGGATCGATCTCTTTTAACTTCTTCAAAATACTTTGACCTCTTCGGTTTCGTAGATGCTTGGGCCTGCACCCTGGTGCCTGATTGCCCGGTCAAGGGCCATAATTCCTGCAACCATGCCATCTATTTTTTGAGTTGCCTTTGCTTTATCGGGTTTCAAATTGGCCGCCGGATCTTGCGTAACTACCAAATTGTCCGCGTTCCATCTGAGTACAGGGTGTCCGGGGTGCCTTATCTTCCCTTGAAGACAAAGGGTCATTAACTCTTTAGTTGGCGGTGACATTGAGGCGTAGCCTTGCCCAAACGGTATCAGATGCGGCCCCGGCCCTTTCGGATCTCCGTTAAAGCCGTCTTCTTCCAGGTCTTGAACGAGTTTCGAAGCACCCCAACGGTCGAAGGCGAGTTCTCTGAGATCGTACTTTTCCCTTAATTCCCGGATGGTCTTTCGAATATAGCCGTAATCGACGACGTTCCCTGGTGTTAAGTGGACAAGTCCTTGTCTTGCCCATTCGCGGTAAGGAACTCTATCCCGTTTTTCGGCTTCAACGGCGGTGGCTTCAGGTATCCAGAAATAAGGCAACCACAGATATTCCCCGTCGATCGGAAAAACAAGCAGTAAAGCTGTAAGATCGATACTCGATGACAAATCCAGTCCGGCATAACAGGCCTTTCCCGTTAAATCAGGCAATTCAGCGTTACAAGCGTCCCACTTGTCCATCGGCAGCCAGCGTGTAACTGAATTCACCCACTGATTGAGGTACAACCGTCTGAATGTCATTTCAAGGGCGGGTGTTTCCTGTGCCCGTTTACACAAGGTTCTCATTTCATCAAGGCTTCGGAATTGGCCGAGAGCGGGGTTACAGGCTTTCCAGATGTCCTCGTCCGTCCAGTCGGCATCTTCGGGAGCGGAATAGATAACACTTAGGAATGTCGGGTCTTCGATTATGCCGTCTTTGACCTTTTGGGCGTAATCGTGAATCTCCCATCCGATTGAATTCCGATCGTATCCGGCGGTGGTCATTACAAAGATGAGGGGCTGTCGGCGGGCGCCGGTTGAAGTGGTTAAAACGTCCCACAGATCCCGGTCGGGTTGCGTGTGTAATTCGTCAAATAAAATGCCATGAGCGTTCAAACCATGTTTCGAATACGCTTCAGCACTCAAAACCTGATAAAAGCTGTTTTGAGTGTAGTTTACAATGCGCTTTTGAGATTCAACGACTTTTGAACGCTGGAGCAATGCAGGTGCTTGATTAACCATTGGTACAGCGGCTTGATAAATAAGCCCTGCTTGCATCCGGTCACCGGCTGCTGAATATATCTGTGCGCCTGGTTCGTTATCGGCGAAGAGAAGATAAAGCCCCACACCGGCCCCGAGTTCTGTTTTGCCATTCTTCCGGGGCACTTCAACATAGCAGGTGCGATATTGACGTGTTCCGTCTGGGTTGAGAGTCCCGAAGAGGGGTTTAATGATCTGGTCTCTCTGCCAGGGCATCAGATTAAACAACTGCCCAGCATATTCACCGGTGGAGTGCTTGAGAGATTCAATGAAGCGCTGTGCTTTGGTTGCGATGTCAGGGTTAACAGTTATCTTTGTTTTTGTCGGCATCAGTTAACCCGATTCCCCGATAAAATATCTTCCAATGTGTCCTCGACCCGCTTTTTCCGCTCTGTCGGGTTGACCCTTACCCTGGAAGACGGGGTCAAACCAAATTCAGCACAGAAAGCCCGCACCTGGTTGAGGGAATCTATGGCAATCTGGACTTCGGGCTTCTTGGTTCGTTTAGTCTTGAAGTCCTTGTCAAAAAATTCATAGGTAAAACTGTCTGCGATTTCCTCTTCGGCCCGCCGCCAGCGGGAATACGATTCACAGTAACCGGAGAGAGCCGCCCGGTCGACGACCGAAAGCATCCCGATTGCTGCAAGTTCAGGTACTATCCGCTTCCATTC